TCAGCGAACACGCAAAGTCGAAATGAAGGTATCAAAACATGTTTGAACATGGATATATTATTAAAAACAAAAATTGAACGTGACAAATTTGTCGATTATGTAATTGACGCGTTTGATATTCAAAATGGTGACGAATCAGTCACGCGGGTTTCAAACAATTTGTATTTGCCGGAACAATGGAACATCGGCGTCATTTATGGAGGATCCGGTACGGGAAAATCAACATTGTTGCGAACGTTCGGCGAAATCAAAACGCCGACGTTTGACGGATCCAAACCATTGATTTCGAATTTTGATTTCACAACACCCGAAGATGCGGCGAACATTTTGTCATCAATGGGTTTGGCGTCGGTCCCGTCATGGTTGCGTCCGTTTCATACATTATCAAACGGCGAGCAGGACCGCGCGCGAATTGCATGGTTGATTGGTTCAGCATCAAACGACGAAATTGTTTTGATTGATGAATTCACATCGGTTGTTGATCGGGATGTCGCAAAGGCAATGAGCAATTCAATTGCAAAATTCATTCAGCGAACCGGGAAACGAATTGTGCTTGCATCATGTCATTTTGATATCATGGAATGGATTCAACCAAATTGGATTTATTCACCAACGAAGGGGCGCGTAGAGATACGCGATTGTCTTTGGCGTCGACCGCAAATTGAATTGGAGGTATTTCGATGCAGATATGAAACTTGGAACGTATTCAAACAACATCATTATTTGACCGAGGAATTGAACAAGGCGGCAAAATGTTTTTGCGCTACGTGGAACGACAAACCCGTTGCGTTCATCGGCATATTACCATTCCCTTCTGGATGGGTTCAAAATGCATTTCGCGTTTCCCGTTTGGTTGTGTTGCCAGATTTTCAAGGTCTTGGCGTCGGGTTTAAATTTTTGAATTATGTTTCCTCGTTATATGTTGCCGAAGGAATGAAAATGTACATCAAAACAACAAATCCCGGTTTGGGTGAAAAATTGGTTTCGTCACCAAGTCAATGGAGGCAAACGAGCAAATACAACAAAGCGGTGACCGAAAAATCATTAAAAACAATGAGCGATTCAAATATGTGGACAATGAAATCAGCCAAAAAATTTTACGCGACCGAATACATTGGGCAGGCATCAAATGATTCGACCGACGTGATCATGTTCAACGCGGATGCGTGGCATGACGTCGCACAAAATCAAATATCAATGTTCTAATTATGGCAGGTAGAAAAAGAAAACCAACGGAAATGTTGAAGGCGTCGGACACGTTTCGACCGGACCGCCATGCGGGCAAAATGGAAATGCCCGTCACACAACCACAACCGCCCACACCATTGGTTGGGGTATCGAAGGAGGCGTTTGAATTCCTTTCCGCGAAACTGGCCGGATTGGGCGTCGTGTCCGAATTGGATGCATACGCATTGCAGATGTTCGCGGATGCGTGGGAGGATTACGTTGCGGCGCGGAACATCATTCGCGAACACGGCCCGACGTATGCAACGACAACGCCCGCCGGCGACACGATGTTTCGTCCGCGTCCGGAATTGTCGATGATGCAAAATGCATGGGATCGGTTGAAAAAGATGTTGCCGGAATACGGATTGACGGCCGCGTCGCGGGCGAAGATTGACGCGAAGGAACAGGTGGAGGACATTGATGATTTGTTGTCATGATTGACACGACGAAGGGCGAACGCGCCGTGAAATTCATTGAACGTATTTGCACGCATGTCAAGGGCGATTTGTCGGGCAAACCATTTTTGTTGGAACCATGGCAACGTGAATATTTGATTCAATTGTTCGGGACCATTGGTCCGGATGGATTGCGCCAGTACCGCACATCATTTGTGTTTCTACCGCGTAAAAACGGCAAATCGAATTTGATTGCGGCGATTGGGTTGTATTTGCTATTCGCCGACAATGAACCGGGCGCGGAAATCTATGTGGCGGCGGCGGATCGGGAGCAGGCGAACGCAATCTTCGAGGTTCAAAAACAAATGGTTTTGAATTCAACGTTGTTGCGCGACAAATGCAAAATATACCGCAATTCAATTGTGTTGAACGGCACGAATTCATACATCAAGGCGATTAGCGCGGACGCATCAACGAAACACGGATTTTCGGCGCACGCGGTGTTGTACGACGAATTGCATTCGGCACCGAACCGCGAATTGTGGGAGGTGTTGACGACATCGGTTGGTGCGCGTTCGCAACCATTGGTGTTGGGAATCAGTACCGCCGGGATTGACCGCGGTGGGTTGTGCATGGAATTGTACGACTACGGCAAAAAGGTCCGCGATGGCATCATTGACGACAAAACGTTTTTGCCGGTCATTTATGAGGCCCCGATGGACGCCGACCCGTTTGACGTTGAAACGTGGCGCATGGCCAATCCGAACCTTGGCGTGTCCGTCCGCATGGACTATTTCGAACGCATGGCGGCCGAGGCGCGTATATTGCCAACGTCGGAAATTGCATTCAAACAATTGCATTTGAATCAATGGGTGTCATCGTTCGATGGTTGGGTGACGGATTCCGATTGGATGTCATCCGCCGGCGACGTTGATTTGTCGGAACTGGCGGGCGAACCATGTTTCGGGGGGTTGGACCTCGCCGCAACGTCCGACGTTTGTTCGTTCGTGTTGGTATTCCCGCGCGATGATGGTTCGGTGAAGGTATTGCCGTGGATGTTCGTATCGCAGGCGGCCGTCGATCAACGCCGTGGGCGCACCGGGGCGTCGTACGACGCGTTTGCCGCGGCGGGTGAACTAATCGTCACGGACGGAAATTCGACGGATTACGACGTCATATTCACGCAGATGTCGAAATGTGCCGACATGTTTGACATCAAGTCCGTCGCGTTTGACCGGTGGAATTCATCGGCGTTGGTTCAACGATTGATGGACGCCGGGTTTGATATGGACCCATTCGGGCAGGGATTCGCATCGATGTCCCAACCAATCAAACAAATGGAAATCATGATCAAACAAAAGAAATTGCACCATGGCGGTCACGGGATGTTGCGATGGATGGCATCGAACATTCAAACGAAGGTTGACGAGGCGATGAACATCAAATTCGTCAAATCGAAATCGGGTGACAAGATTGACGGAATGGTCGCGTTGGCCATGGCCGTCGGTGAATGGATGACAAACGACAATGACAACACGGGCGGTTCCGTGTACGAAACCAATGACATCAGATTTTTATGAACCAAACATTTGAAAATGAACGTGCAACGTTCGAATCGTTCAACCAATTGTTCAACCAATTGGTCGGGGAATACAATTGCAAAATTTTATCGTATGAATTCGCAGAACAACAACACGTCGAACAATACGGCCGTCGCCGTTTTTCGTCATACTATTCATTCACCAATTCAAAAAAGCACCATGCACACAAATGAAAAGATTGAACACGTCATTGAACGTTTGGAGGATTTGTTGATTTCAAAAAACAATACCTATGGGGATTCATTGCAAAACCCGGTTCGGATATTTTCGAAACTGGACCGCATGGAATCGATTTCCGGGCGCATTGACGACAAGTTATCACGCATTGCCGCGGTCGGTGTTACGGATCAAACGAAGGACACGTTGTTCGATTTGATGGGGTACATCGTGCATTTGATTATCGTTTTTGAGGATGAAAATATCTGATTTCGGTCAAATGTGTGTTCGGGTGTTGTTTATTTAACATTTTGTTGTATGTTTACATCAACAAACAAACAAACAACGATCATGAATCACCTTTACATCATCCCAAATCAAAATGGCACGGCAATCAATTACTTTGATGTTTTGAATCAAACCGAAAAGGCCATTCAAGTTAAAATGAATGATTCAAAAAAATCTTTTGCCTTGTGGATTCCTAAAAGCGCACTAATTCAATCAACCTATTCAAACGAAACCAAATTCATTGCACCTTGGTTTCTTAAAAAACTGAATACATATCAAATGAATGCTTTGGGATTGTAAAATTCAATCCCCGCTTCGGCGGCCCTTTTTAAAACACAAACAATCATGAAAACCGAATTGACCGAATTGGCCCGTGCATGGAACATGTACATGAATCCAAAAACCGAAACCGAATTCAATGACGCCGAACGCGTGTTGTTGAGGTTTCACAAAAAATACGGAACGATTGATGTCGCAACAATTCGTTCAATCATCAATTAGGGGTTCGCGTAAGTGAGGAAATAGGTTGGACACCCCCTAATTGGTACGGACCCCTTCGGGGGTCCTTTTCATTTATTGACATATTCGTTTGCGGTCGTCGGGATGTGTTTTTATTTTTTTTTCTTCCGCCCCCTTATAGGGGGACGGAAAAAAAAATAAGAAACGACACGCGTCCCGAATGCCGTGACAATAGTTTTCAACACCTGCAACAATGGTTCGGTTTTTTCGGTATTTTTGTGATGCGCGCAAATTATATCCATGGCAAACGAACAACAATCATTGTTTGACCGGGTTCGGGCGGTGTTCCGAGCATCACCGAACAATCCATCGACGTCGTTGAACAAACCGGCATCATGGTTGTTCGACGCGTTTGAATCGTCCAAAACGGGCGTTCCCGTCAACGAAAATTCCGCAATGCAATTTTCGGCCGTTTGGGCCGCGGTTCGGATTCTTTCCGAAACGATCGGTTCAATGCCGTGGAACGTTTACAAACGCGAGGGCGAATCGCGTTTCATTTCCAACGCACATCCAATCGATGAATTGATTCATCATCCGAACGCGATGATGACGTCGTTGGTGTTCCGTGAAACGTTGATGGCGTATTTGTGTTTGCACGGCAACGCGTTTGCCGCAATCGAACGCGACGCATCGGCACGCCCGACGCGTTTGATTCCTATTCACCCGGACCGCGTACAAATCAAGGTTGTGGATGGGGAAAAATTCTATCACGTCGACAAAAAGGTTGTGTACACGGATTTCGAAATGATTCACGTTTGTGGGTTGTCCTTCGATGGTATTCGTGGCAAATCGCCATTGGCCGCCGCACGCGAAACGTTCGGCATTGGTTTGGCGGCAAACCAGTTCGGCGCGGAATTCTTTGGCAATGGTGCCAACGTCGGGGGAATTTTGGTTCACCCCGGCCGTTTGACTGATGACGCGTACAAAAGGTTGAAGCATTCATGGCACACGGCCAATTCCGGTTTGGGGAATGCACACAAAACCGCCATTTTAGAGGAGGGAATGAAATTTGAAAAAATGACCATCCCGCCCGATCAAGCGCAATTCCTTCAGTCGCGCAAATTCCAAACCGAGGAGGTTGCGCGGTTCTTCCTAATCCCGCCACATATGTTGGGCGATTTGTCCGCGTCATCGACGCGTGCGAATATCGAGGAGCAGGGAATTCAGTTTGTCCGCAACACGATTCGTCCATGGGCGGTTCGGATTGAGGAGGAAATGAACAACAAGTTGTTCCGCGACGACGAACGCGACACCTATTTCATCCAATTCAATTTGGAGGGTTTGTTGCGCGGTGACATCAAATCACGATATGACGCGTATGCCATCGGACGCCAATGGGGTTGGTTGTCCGTGAACGACATCCGCAAAATGGAAACATTGAACGACGTTGACGGCGGTGATGTGTATCTACAACCATTGAACATGGTCAATGCGTCAACCGATAATCCCGACAAAAATGGCGTGGGCTGATTATCCGAAGGCGGCGTCGGAAAACGCACAACGCGCATTGGATTTTAAGGAATCCGAGGGGAGCGACTGCGGCACGGCCGTCGGTTGGTTCCGCGCACGTCAATTGGCCGGACGCGCCGAATTGTCGGATGACATCGTGAAACGCACGTTTTCGTTTTTGTCGCGCGAAGGTATACGATCAAGGGGATTTCGTCGATGGTGACGGAAACCAAATTTGCGGTTCCATCATGTACGCCGCTTGGGGTGGCGATGAAATGCGTGATTGGGCCGAACAAACAATTGAAAAGATGAACGACACGGAGGAACGCCCGTATCCGGGTGAACATGCCGCACGTTTAATTGATCCGGACCAGTTCGACGAATTCCGCCGTGAAAACGACGCATTCGGCGAGGGCATACATGCCATTTACGGAATCAAGGAGGGCGTGTCGGAATTGCAGGCGATTCGATTCGATGCGGAAAAGTATTCGGTTGAGGATGCGCAAATGTGGTTGGACGAAAACGACCATGACCCAATTTTATTTGAACTGGCATTGGAGGAGGCGCAACAACGCGCCGCCGGTGAACGTGTGTCATTTGATTATGATGACACGTTGACGACCGACAACGGCAAAAAATTCTTGATTGCCGAACAAACCGATGGTTCGGAAATCTACATCATTTCAGCGCGTGAGGACGATGCCGAAATTTTGGCGTTTGCCGAATCGAATGACATCGCGACAACGAATGTGTTCGCCGTTGGGAATAACGACGCCAAAATCGCTAAAATCGCCGAATTGGGCATCGTTCGTCACTATGACAACAACACCGATGTGATTGACGCATTGAATGGTGTGGGTATTTTGGTTGCGCCGGACGAACCAATGATTGAAGAAAACGCCGCGCCGGACGAACTGGAAATCGGCGATTTCGTGCGTTGGCAATCCGGCAACGGGTACGCATACGGACGAATCATTGAAATCAACACGGACGGCGAATTGTCATCCGATTCGGGTTTTGTTGTAACGGGTACGCCCGACAACCCCGCCGCATTGATTCGCATTTATGAATTCAACGCCGATGAGGGCGCGTACATGGAACGCGAACCAATGTTGAACGTTGTGCATTTGTTCGCAACATTAGAAAAATTTGACGCCGAGGTCCGCAACAATGTTCCCGTGATGGAACGTCGTTCAACGGAATTTCGTGCGGAACTGGATGGCGAAATCGTCCGCGGGTATGCGGCCGTTTTCAATTCACCATCGGAGGATTTGGGCGGATTCATCGAATACATCATGCCGGGCGCATTTGATGATGTGTTGAATGATGACGTTCGCGCATTCTACAATCATTCCGATTCGTTTTTGTTGGGTCGTGCATCGTCCGGGACATTGCGCGTTTGGCAAGACGAAAAGGGTTTAGGTTACGAGGTGAAAATGCCGAATACAACATACGCAAACGATTTGATTGAATTGATGCGCCGTGGCGATGTCAACCAATCGTCGTTCGCATTTTTGGTCGGACGTGATCGTTGGGAAAAACGCAACGGCAAAAACGTTCGAATCATTGAAAAGGTTTCACGATTGATTGATGTGTCACCGGTAGTCCTGCCCGCCTACCCTGCCGCAACATCCGGGCTTGCCCAACGTGAACAACACGATGGCGAGGTTGAACGGCCGAACCTTCGTGATTTTATTTTGAGAATAACTAAACTTGAAAACTGAATCATGAATTCAATTCAATTGCGCGAAAAACGCGCCGCATTGGTTAACGAATTGAACACAATCGTTGCCAACGCACAAACCGAAGGCCGTTCAATGAACGCCGAAGAAAATCAACAATTCGACGCCATCGAGATGGACGTTCGTAGCATCAAATCCGAAATCGAGCGCATCGAGCGTGCCGAGGAATTGAAGCGCGAATTTGCCGCTAAAAAAGAGGAGCGCGCCGAGGTTGCAGAACGTCAAGCCGTTAACAAGGGCGAGGCATTCAGTAAGTACCTCCGCCGTGGTATGGGCGCATTGAACGCCGAGGAGCGCCAAGCGATGTTGGAGGTTCGTGGAACTGACCCCCAATTGACTACCCCCGACGCCGATGGTGGTTATTTGATCCCCGAGGATTTCAGCAACGCCCTTGCGGTTGCAACGAAATTCACCGGTGAGGTCGAGCGTCTTGCGCAGGTGTTGAACACCAATAGCGGTGCAACGTTGCCCTATCCTAAAGTGAACGACACCTCCGTTGTTGGTGCCATCCTTTCCGAGGGTTCCGCCGAGGTTGTTTCTGACATGACCTTCGCCGCCTTGAATTTGGGTGCCTATACCTATTCTTCAAAGGTTATCAAGGTATCCTACCAGTTGTTGCAGGATAGCGCCTTCAACCTCGATTCATTCTTGGTTGACGCATTGGGTCAGCGTATCGCACGCGGCACCAACGCACATTTCACAACCGGTACCGGTTCATCACAACCCACCGGCGTGATCACCGCCGCGTCTTCCGCTTTGACCGCCGCTTCCGCGACTGCAATCACGGCCGCCGAAATCCTCGAGTTGATCCATAGCGTGGACAAGTCGTACCGCAATAGCCCCAAATTCGCTTTGATGGCTAACGACAACACGATGTCCGCCATCCGCAAACTGGGTGTTGGTTCATCTAACGATTTCCCCGTGTTCATTCCTTCAATGGCCGCCGGCGAACCCGACCGCGTGTTTGGTGTTCCCGCGTACGTGAACAATGACATGGCCGACATCGCAACAACCGCAAAACCCATCGTTGTCGGTGACTTCGACAAATACGTTGTTCGCAACGCCGGTGGTGTTCAAATGTTGCGTTTGAACGAGCGTTATGCCGATTCTTTGTTGGTTGGTTTCATCGCCTACAAGCGCACCGACGCGGGTAGCATCGACGACGCCGCCTTCCGTTACATCACGATGGCCTAATCGATGATGGAGGTTGAATTCATTCAACACGTTGTTGGTAAAGGGTTCGCGTTCCCCATTGGGGAGCGCGTATCCCTCCCCAACGATGTTGCGGAACAACACATCGCCGCGGGGCATGCAATTCCCGTGGCTAAACCTGCGGCACAACGTGCCGAACGTGCTATCAAAAAGAAAGGCGAAAAGCGATGAGCATTTCAATCATCACCCCTGCGGTTGCGGAACCATTGTCGTTGACGGACGTGAAGGAATTTTTGCGCGTCGACCATAGTGACGACGACACCACATTGGGCATCATGATTTCCGCCGCGCGCGAATTGTGCGAACAATACACGCGGCAAATCTTGATGACTACGACGATCGAAGAATTTTATGACACGTTCCCGGATTACACGCCGGCCGATAAGGACATCATCTATTTGTCCCGCGGTCCGGTCAATTCCGTGACGTCCGTGAAATACATCGATGACGCGGGTGATGAAATCACAATCAATGCGTCCAAGTACCGGACGGATTTGATTTCGCAACCATCACGAATCATTTCGACCGATGGTTGGTTCAGCACGAAAGACACGGTGAACGCCGTAATTGCCGAATACGTTGTCGGCTATTCGTCCGCATCCGATGTCCCTGCACCATTGCGTCAAGGGATGTTGTTGGTGATTGCGGACATGTACGAAAATCGCGTGGATTCGGTCAAGCGTTTGCCGACTGCATCCGAGTATTTGTGGAACCCATTTCGCGTGTTCACGTTCTAATGAATCCGGGGGACCTTGATCAGCGAATCACGATTCAAACATTTTCGGCGGCGGAAATAAACGCGTCCGAATTTGTTGAGGAATTCACGACGCGCGTCACAAACGATTTCGGCGAAACCGAAACAACGACATGCGTGGTGACGGACGTTCAAAACATTGGTGGCGTGTCCGACGATTTCTTCGGACAAAACAACGTTGACTTTTCGACGTTGGCGAATGTTTGGGCGAAGGTTGAGGAACGCCGCGGAACGGAGGGCGAAAAGGGCAATCAAATCGTTGCCACAAAAATGGTCGATTTCATCATCCGTTACAAAACGGGGTTGAACGAACAAATGCGGATTGTGTATCGTGGCAACACGTACAAAATCCAAAGCATCATCAATGAGGACGCACGAAAGGCGTTCATGCGTATAACGACGGAAATCACCGATTGATGGCACGCTATTACGAACACAAGGGTGGTGACGTTTCCGGAATCGGAATTCATTCCGACGATTTGGCGCGTGAATTTCACAAGGTCATCGGCGAACTGCAACGATTCGGTCACAAACTGGATGCAAAGGAAATCGGCAAGATTTCACGCCGTTCGTTGGTTGTGACGCGCGACAAGATGCGCGAAAACATCGACAATTTGGACAAGGGTGAATTTAAGGTGTACCGCAATGGCGGATTGTATGCCGAAATCAAACCCGGCCAATTGAAAAAATCAATCGGCATTCGCAAATCACAAACCCGAAATTCAATGACGGCATCGGCATATTGGGTTGGACCAATTGTGAAGGGTGCATTTAAGGACCCCGAAAAGGGCGGTTGGTTTGCGCATTTCCTAAACTACGGCGGTTTGGTTGGCGGTTCAAAGGGTTGGGGTGCCGGTACCTATTACAAGGGCCGAAACTACGGATTCGCAGACCGCGCAAAGGCCCAAACCATTGGTCAAGTGGTTGCGTATTTTACGCATGAGGTACGATTGTACATTGAAAAAACATTCAATCGTGTGTTGTCATGATTGGTAAGGTCATCAAATATAAGTTCGACACGGACACGAATTTGAATTCGTTGTTTGATGGTCGCGTGTTCCCCGTTATTGGGGCGCAACGGCAAACGGCCCCGTTTGCCATTTATGAGGTCGTGAACGTCACGACCGCAATGTCAAAGGATAGCGATTCACACGTCGATGACGTGTTGGTACGAATCACATTGATTTCGACGAAATATGCCGATGTGCAAAACGCAATCGGATACGTACGGACCGCGTTCGTCCGCATGAATGAAACCATCCGCGGGGTGGTTGTTCAGTCGTGCAAATATGATGGCGAACGCGATTTGTTTTCCGAGGACGAACGTACCTTTGGATCGCAGGTCGATTTGACGTTTCGAGTAATTAAATAACAATGAAATGAAAGAGGTCAAATTGGCAAAGGATTGGGAAATCATGAACAACCGCGTTGTTCGGGCAGGTTCACGCGTTATGGTTCCCGACCATATTGCCAAACAATTGGAGGAACACGGGTTCCTTCGCGTTAAATTAGAATCTAAAAATCAACAATAGTCATGGCGGCATCAACAAGCATCATGAACGCAACGGATGTGGTGATTCAGTTCAGCACGGACGGCGTGACATATTCCGAGGTCGGTCGTTGTACGAGTGCATCGCTTTCCGTTTCAATGGAAACGAGGGACACCAGTAACAAGGACTCGGCCGGTTGGCGCGAATTGTTAGAGGGACAAAAATCATGGTCGCTTTCCGGCGATGGTTTAGTCACCTACAACATCACGGGCGCGGATGGATATTCCGATCTTTGGGGCTACCTCACCGGTCGCACCAAATTGTACGTGAAATTCGGTTCAACCAGTACCGACGAAAAATACTATTCGGGTCAAGGTTATTTGACCAGTTTGGACCAAGAGGCGGGAATGGAAGACAATGTTTCCATGTCCTTCAGTTTTGAAGGGACTGGCGCATTGTCCGAGGCGACGAACTAATTTCGTAAATTTGTAGGGGGCGGCAACGCGTCGCCCCCTTTATTTAAAAATCACAAACATGGTTGAGTACATCGACATCAATGGCAAAAAATACCCCGTTCGTTTCGGGTTCAATGCATTGCGTGAATTCACGGCAATCACCGGGACGACGTTGGGCGAATTGCAGAATCTTCAAAACACCATCACATTGGATCACGCCATCAAATTGGTTTGGTGCGGTTTCAAGGATGGCGCACGAAAGGAAAAAATGCCGTTCGGTTTGTCCGTCGATGACGTTGCGGATTTTTTGGATGACGATAGCACGATTTTAGAACGTGCATTTGATGCGTTCAACAAACAATTCGGAACGGAAGAAAAAAAATAACCGACCAACGCGGTGACGGCCGCGATTCCGAACCACCAACGTGGGACAAACTGGAATCGTATGCGTTCGGTCAAATGGGTTTGAGGCCGTCGGATTTTTACGATATGACCCCGCGGGAGTTTCAAAACATGTCCAACGGGTATTCGGAAAAATTGGAACGCGAGTATCGGGCGGATTGGGAACGCGCCCGGTGGATTGCGTCGGTGACAATCGCACCGCACACGAAGCGACGATTGAAACCGAAGGATTTGATGACGTTCCCATGGGAAAACAAAAAAACGACACCAAAACGCGTGTGGTCACGCGGGGAGGTGATGGATGCGATAAATAAAAAATTCGGCGGCAAATGAATCTTTCATCAATCAACCTTCGGTTCTTCGCGAACATCGCGCCGTTGGTGTCCGGTCTAAATAAGGCCGAACGCGCCATGGACCGCGCCGGTAAAAAAATGCAGGCGGTCGGTAAGAATTTGACGATGAAAGTGACCGCACCAATCGTTGGTTTGGGTGCCGTTGCCGTCAATACGTTCCAAGGGTTTGAATTGCAGATGGCGAAGGTCCGCGCCGTATCGGGTGCGACGGGTGCCGAATTTGAGGCGTTGTCGAAGAACGCGAAGGACCTTGGCGCATCAACCATTTTCAGTGCATCGCAGGTCGCCGAACTGCAAAC